TAAGTCTTCAGGTTTAGTTCCATCAACTATTTTTTTGGCAACAGCAGCGGCTTTGTTAGATGGTGCAAGTGCAGCCTTTCTTGTTGCAGCAGCTTCTTGTGCCTCTCTTGTAACCCTAGTTCTTTCAATTTCATAAGGGTCATCTGCAGGCGATGAAGCATATCTAAATAATTCCTCAGCACCCTTTGCCATACTAGGAAAAGCACCACCCAAATTCCCTAAAGAACCGAGAAGTGTTTTACCAGCTCGCTCTGCTACAGTGTCACCTGAAGACTGTTCCGCAAGCTGCGAATAATTAGAGAAATCACCACCCACAGGGCTTAAAATCGCTCTATTAACGGCTTCCCGCGCTCCAATAGCTCGAATTTCATTTGGCGTAAGCTGCATAACAGAAGGAATATCCTCAGAAAATCCAGCAGCCCTGCGACCCACTTCTGCTTCCATATCTGACATTGCTGATATTTCCCTAGGTCGCAAACCACCTAAAGTAGCATCAATCTCAGGGTACACACCTGCTCTAGCGGGTGTGCGGGATGCCATGGCAGCGTCTATTGTTTGATAGTTCCTTTGCAGGTCAAGCGGCGCTCTGGCAACAGCACGTTCCAAAGAACGACGGCGTTGCTCGGCTTCATCAATGCCAAGAAGGCCAGTAACGTAATCATAAACAGATTGAACCATAATAATAACCTAAGATAATAAGTTTCCACCGCCTACAGGCGCTCCTGATGCTGTCATAGCTCCCATAGGATTAGCACCACCGCCAACACCTATCGGGCCTTGATATCCACCAGTAAAGTTTACAGTTTGAGGTTGACGTTGAAATAAACTACCAAACGCCTGACCAATTTGCGGAGCAGACTGCATAAGAGCAGCACCCAAATACGCGTTGCCCGATTGCGGCGCATACAGTGGTTGAGTTACATTACTGCCAACAGTAGAGCCTCGGACAATATCAGAAAGCCTTTGCGTTGCAGTGACGGGAGCTTGTCGAAGCGCATACTCCTCTCCGCTTAATAGACCGCCGAGGCCAAGCCCGCGCTGGATGTTTGTAAATGGCATATCGCCAACAGCAGAAGCACCTGTGAGGCCAGCGCCAATATCGCTAGTGCGTTGACCAGCAAGACTACCAAGACCAGAAGCCCTAGACAGGTCTGCCGATATGTCCTGTTGCCTAGCCTGCAAGGCCAGAGGAGACATAGCCCCAAAACTCGCATCAGCTAATGCGTCGGCAAATGCCCTACTACCCAAGCGACCACCAGCAGCAAACTGAGATGTGACAGGACGCATCGCCTGCTCAACCGCACGTTGACTTGCTGCCAGAAACTCTGGGGATTGCATTGTTGAGCCAGTTGTGCCTCGATACATTTGAGCCGCCTCATCGAGAAGACCACCGCCCCCAAGAAGCCCAGATACGGCACGTTCACCAGCAGCCTGAAATGGGTCAGCAGAAGCGGCGCGGGTCATTCCTCTCTCTACAAGACTACGCTCATAAGGGGAAAGAGTTTGAATGTCCTCAAGAAGACCCCTTTGCCTAATGTCTTGAATCTGGCTTGCAAGCGCATCATATTCGCCAGCTATGTAGCTTGGCGGGGTAGTTGACACAGTTTGAGAGCCGCCACCGCCGCCACCGCCGCCGCCCAATAAACTTGATGCAGCAGCCGCTCCTGCGCCTGTTGCTAATGCCGTACCCGCTGCTGCAAAAAATGACATTTAACTCTCCAAACTTTCTATAAGTTTTTCTATGTGCGCCGTTTCTCTTGGCTCAAATTTAAAATCATCAAATGAGTCTGAGACAACCTCATCTTCTATATCACTAACAGATAAATTGTCAGTCCTGTGTACAGTCACAAACCTACAGTCCTCATGTGCCATGATAATACGCCTTGTTCCAGCTTTTGTCACGCCATAATACGGGGCTTCTATTGTCTCAAACCCCTCTGCGGTAATAATGCTCATCTTCCCCTCCAAGAGAAAGAAAGGGTGGTTTTTAAGGTGAACCTTTGTCACAATTATTTCATTAGCTGGGTTGAATATTTCTCGAATATATTGCCCATCAGCAAAGTTGTGCGTTTTTGGATTAAACGCATGAGCCTCATTATGACCACGATGGCCCTCACTAGCTTCCAGCTTCTTAGTAAACTCAGTAACTTTTTCGTTAAAAAAATCTTGACTACGTTTAAAAATTACAAAATCCCAAGCCTCATCAAAAGAAAAAGTATGCTTCAAACCAAGCTCTTCTGTTTTTTTTAAAAACTGTTCTCTAGCCTGCTCTTTTGTTAATGGTGCTTCCTGTATTTGACGCTCTATATCCTGCATTGTAGTCATGGTTATCTCCTTATCCTATAATAACGTAGCCAATGTCTGTATCGTGACCGTGGTTAATATGACCAACAACAAAACTACCATTTGACCGAGAGCTAATCCACGGATGAGAATGGGTGATGTCGTGACCAAGACCAACAAACAAGATAATGCTGCTTACACTGGCCCTGCGGTCATTCACAGTCGTCGTTGTAGTCCCAGAGCTAATTGTAAACTCGCCTGTAGAGTTAATCTTACCCTCCATAATATTGTTCACCACCTCAGAAATCTGACGCGGTGAACCACCCTCTTTGGGAAGATTGCGGAATTGATTAGCCATTACCTGCGACCTCTAATCTGTCCGTCAACATCAATACCCTGCACATTTGTCCAGTTTCCGCTTAAGTTTAAACGTACACGATGAAAGCGACCAGATGAGCGCACTGGACAGAAGTTATCACTGTTTAGCGTCGAAGCCGCACCAAAGCTAACCTCAGCATTGTTAGAGTCACGAGAAGCAACCTGTGCAGTAATTGTAGCAGTTGTGCCGCTACTATTTTCAACATATGGAATAATATTATTGACAAGGGAGCTACGACCCGCCTGCAAATCAAACTCGCCAGTCTCAACAATAGCATCAAGATTTTCACCAGTGAATGTTTGAATCTTTTTATCCTTTGCGCCAGCAAAGAAAAACTCTCCGCCTTTGTAAACCGCTGAATCAAGTGAGCTAGGGAGAGTGTCCAGATTGCTAGAAATAGCAGCAAGACCTTCAAGAGTATAACCAGCAGTGAATAGGGAAGCCATAGCATCCAGACCAATGTTAGCAGTACTCCAGCTATCCGTTGCATAGTTATAAATAATCAACTCATCGGGTGAGCCATCCCCAGAGTCAACGCTAGGATAAGACCAGACAACAATCTGACGAGAGGGGTCAACAACGGCGCTCATTCGAGCAGAGTTATTTGATTGAAACCTCTTCAAAAAGTATCTGTTTATCTTTTCCGCGCCAATAGGGTTGGAAGACTGACCATCAAATACATAAAAGCCATCATCAGAAAGATAAAATACATTACGACCAACAGAGGCAACTGAACCAGAAATCTTACAACCGCGCTGTAGTTGAACCTTGTCAAATTCAAAAACAAGCGGAGAGCCAACATACTGCGCCCGTACAATACCCTTCTCCATTAAAATAGTTGCATACTCACCGCCGACAAGTCCAGTCACCGCACCCATATCTGAGATGTCTTGAAAATCAGCCTGTGTATTTGCGCTGACAGCCCAGCTATCATAGTCACCAATACCAGACCAACGAACACGATAAGGCTTTTCTCCATCAGTGCTATCGTTAGTGTGACCACACATTACAAAGTCACGCACAACCGCAATAAACTTTGCTTTCGGCGGAGTGCCAGCCAAGTCAGCAAAGCGACCACCACCTGCGGCGGTTGTTGTTTGTATTGGGTCGCTGTAGTTGGTTGCAATTACGGCTTCCCCGAACTGAACAAAGCGCCAAGAGTAACCATCACCAGTGGCATATGATGCGTCAGATGTTTTAGAAATATCATTTAAGCTAGAGTCCGTAGTGTCAAATTTATAAAGAGAGTTTTCGTCTCCGACATAAATTGCAGCAGAAGCAGAGTCATCTTTTGCAGCAAACATGCCCCTAATAAATTTGTTAGAAGCACCAGAAAAGGGAAGTACATCGGGCAGGTTGCTATAGCCATTGGCTGCTGGAACTACGTTTGTTGCAACAGTTGCGCCAGCATTTTGATAAGGCGGCTGGTCAGGTAAAAATTGTCCTAGCTTAATCATTGTTCAAACCAACTTTCGTTTCCAGCAGATATAGTTGTCCAAGTTTCAGAGCCAGCAGAAACAG